AGAGCGGCCCAGGCCAGCACTTTATGGAACACCACGACCACGGCTTTTCTTATAACTGCACTGTTTCTTTAGTTTCATACGTCAATGACGACTATGAGGGTGGAGAGCTTTATTTTAGATTACAAAACTTAAAGGTTAAGCCAGAGGCTGGAGACCTGTTTATTTTTCCATCAAACTTTATGTACCCACATCAAGCAATGCCAGTAACTTCTGGAACTAAGTACTCTATTGTTACAATGCTTGATTACAGCAAAAAGTTTCACACTCCAGAAATGTATAGCGCAGACGCAGATTAATGTTTAACATTTTAGTTGAAAAAACACAAGGGGCTTTGTTTGATATCCAACCTATGTCAATTAAAAGGGATTGGATGGACGCAACAGCGGAAAATCATGCTTATAGATGCTTTCCAGTAACCCAATCAAATGTAATTGGTTGGAGCCTTTCTTGTTTAAAAGATATTGAGTTTATTTGGGACGGGGTAAATGACCAAACCCAAGACCATGTTCAAATATTTAGTCCAGAAGGTGCTTATTCGGGTAGGGGGCAATCCTCTATAAGTTTAAACACCGGCTTAGTATTTAGAACAGATGAGTCGGTAAGTATTTTTACCATTAATCCTGTAAATTATTTTAGTGATGAGTTTGAGACGATGTCGTCTTTAATGAGTACCTCTTTTTACGACAACCCTTTGCCTTTAGCTATTAAAGCAAAGATTGCAAATAAAAGGGTAGTTATCAAAGCTGGAACTCCAGTTGCCACCATTATTCCTATATCTCTATCAAGTCTAAACGAAACAAATATTGAAATTGTTGAGTACCAAGACCCAGGTAGCAAAAGATTAGCCGCAAATATTTCCTATGGGGAGGCGGCACAAAAGGTAAACTCTGCTGGAAAGTGGACAGACTGGTACAGAGATGCCTTAAATGAAAAAGAAGAAACTCAAGGCGCTCATGAGGTAAAAGTCCTAAAATTAGGAGTCACAGATAATACGAAAAAGGATAAAATATAAAAATGGAGCAAAATAAAGACTCGTACAAAGTAGTCCAAAGAACCCCTTCTATAACCCCGTCTGGCTGGTTTGGGGATAGCAAAGACATGATTGTTGAGCTAGAGAATTTTATGACTCAAGAAGAGATAGAGTTTTTAGAAAAAGCTGCCAAATCCTTAACAATTTGGGATGTTACTGAAAGTCATACAAATGAGAATGGAACTGTCACCTACGACTCAGACTATTGGAAAGACAGGGTTGCGACTCAACCAACCTTAGATAAAAATGACCCAAAGATATCCCCAATAATTGCAGGGCTATTTCAACGACTAAGACCAATTATTGAAGAGTTTTATAAGGTAGAGGTTCACCCAACGGGCACAACCATTGTTAAATGGCTTCCTGGGCAGTTTCAAAAGCCCCATGCTGATAAAGAACTTCACGAAGGCCCTGACGCTGGAACACCTAACGACTTCCCAAACTATGACCTCTCAAGTTTGTTTTACTTAAACGACGACTATGAGGGCGGAGAGCTATATTTCCCCCTACAGGGAGTGCAGTTTAAACCTAAAAAGGGTGCCGCTTACTTCTTCCCAGGAGATAAAAACTATATCCATGGGGTTACTGAAATAAAAAGCGGCTTAAGATTTACATGCCCCTTCTTTTGGGAAATTACAAACCATACAGGGGATAGAAAACCGTAATGACGGGGTACAATAAAACATATGAAACCAATTTACGATATCCCGCTTAACTCGGCTGAGGGCACCCCTGATTTCTTAAGTCAATTTAAGGGTAAAGTCACCCTATTGGCTAATACAACCGTAGGCTGTGGTAACGCTAATCAAATGGAAGTTCTCCAATGGCTTCAAGATAAATACGGTGGAGATGATTTCCAAGTTATTGCTATCCCTACCAATGACTTCTGTGGCCCTGGAGTTACTAAGGGTAAGTGGTCTGAAGGCATTACCTGTGGCCTAGACTCACAAGAATATGGCCAAGAAGTTTATGGAACCACATTTAAGTTCTCAGAGCTGGTGTCGTCAAACCCAAATGAGAGTGCCACTGAGCTCAGCCCACACAAGGGAGATAGCTCTGTAAACGGCCTAGGTCAACCAAGAAAAGAAACTCACGAGCTGTACAACGAGATAGCAGAACAAATGCTTGCTTATGCCGCAAAACAAAGAGAACTTGGTATTCCAGATAGAGATGGGTACTTGTCACCTTGGTTAAATCAACCTGTAGCTAATGGTGCAATGCAGGGCGGAAACTTTGAAAAATACCTTATTGATAGAGATGGGTATGTTGCCAACTGGTTTCAGTGCACAGTATTAAACTACGATATTGAAAAGACACTAAAAGAAGATTTAATAGCTAAAGGAACTCCTGCCGCTATGGGAGAGGGCAGAACCCCAGAAGTGTTTGATGAAGAGTACGCCCTTGTTCAACAGGAAATAAAAAAGCTTATTGCTGGAGATAAATCCCTTATAAATAACTAGACGGAGTAAAGCACAATGAACCTAGCAAACAAACGACGAATAACAAAAGACATAGTTGTTTATGAAAACTTTATAAACAAAGACGACTGCACAAAGATGATTCAAGCATTAGATGCTCAAGCAGCCAGTGGGGCAATTTCTTGGATGCCAATCTCATTTTACGAGTCCTATTCTTCAGTTTTGCCACAAGACAACGACCAAGAGGTCATTGACGCTGGCCTATCTCCAACCATATTTTCAGATATTGAAAAGGCAATGCCTGAAGCAATTGCTTCCGTACATGACCTTGACCCAAAAACAATTTGTAAAATTGGATACCACACACAAAAGTGGGAGCCAGGAGCGTACGCAAGAGTTCACTCTGACAATACAGATGCTGAAGGTAACTCAGGCGCTTTTACAAGAAGCCGCTACGCAGGCTTTCTATACCTTAACGATGATTTTGATGGGGGACTTTTACGGTTCCCAGCACAAAACATAGAGATTAAACCAGAAGTTGGAATGCTTGCTGTATTTGACGGCGGGTTTAACAATATGCACGAAGTATCTCTTATAACAGGCGGGGTCAGATACACCATTGGGTCTTTCTGGGATGATAGAGAAGAGTCGGATTACCCACAGGAATTAAGAGATGCGTGGGCTGAAGAGATGAAGGCCACTAGAGCGCAACAAGAAATTGAAAGAGCAGAGTGGCAAGAGCTGCTTAAGCAGGGTTGGAAGCTGGACGCGGCTGGAAATAAGTACAAAGCAGACGAGCTGTAAATGATTGAGCCATTTAAACAACAGTTAATAGATAGCGGGTATGTAGTTAAGGATATTACTCCAGAGCTGTTCTCTGTTGAAAACTTTTTATCAGAAGACCAAATAACTACCTTTTGGGACATTATAAATGGTACATCTCAAAAAGATTGGGAAGTAGAGTACTACTCAAACTTAGCAAGTTTTTGCATGGAAAAATTTGGCAGAGACGACGTTGATAATTTAGTTGCTGAAGGCAAGTTTGAAATCACTCAAAATTGGAAAGATAAAAACTTTAACATATTACATCATGAGATATATAGACCACTATACGATGGTTTAAATTCAATGGTGGTAAAAGCCGACCCAGAATTAATTTTAAGTGGTTTTGCAACAATTCAAAGAATGCAACCAGGAGTAGAGTTAAAAGCGCATACTGACCAAAGAACAGACCCGTCTATAAAATACGCTACGATTGTGTATATTAATGATGACTACGCAGATGGCGAATTATTTTTTCCAAACCTTGACATCCAGTTAAAGCCCAAGCCAGGAACTATGTTATTTTTTCCAGGGAACGAAGAGTATGAGCACGGGGTCAAGCACGTAGGGGATGGACCAATAAGATATGTTCTTGTTGGGTTCATTAAAGAAAAAGACCACTATAAAAAAAATAAGTACTAAGGAGACACAAAATGGACAGAGAGATACTTGAAGAAAAAGTTTACTACTACACAAACGTAATTGACGACCCAAAGAAACTTGTTGATGCAATTGACCAGGACAATGAAAACCCTTGGGGCGAATGGATGGCATGTAGTGGTGAGGCGTATGTCTATGGAACAGATAAGAGTATCTTTGCGGACCCGTCAGACATTCAGAAGACCTATATCTACTCTACATTACAAAAGGCTTTTGATGATGTAGCAAGAGATTACGCGGTAGCCCACGGCATCACAGATGAGCCTAAACTGTTTCCAATGTATCCAATTAAAAAGTATAAGGCAGGCACATATATGGGTGCTCACTTTGACCAACAAGAGGGCGATGGCCGTCTTAAAGTATCTTTTGTTATGTACTTAAACGATGATTATGAGGGCGGAGAGCTATCTTTTACGATTGCTTCTCCAGGTGGCGTATTGCAAAACGCTAGTCCAAACCCAGATTTTGAAATCGCAAAGCAAGAAGGAAGCTACACTTTTGCTATCAAGCCAAAAGCTGGAAGCATTATTGTTTTCCCACCATCTCCGCCATACCATCACACAGCACACTTAGTGAAGAGTGGCGAAAAGATAATGGTGCCACAGCACTGGATTCATTAACGTGAAAACGGCTATTGTAACTGGGGCAAGCAAAGGCGTAGGGTTAGCAACAGTTAAACGCCTGTCTGAAAATGGATACAAGGTTATTGCTGTTTCAAGAGACCTATCTAAAGTATCTAAGCTTGTATCTGACAATGTTGAGGTATATAGCCTAGACGTAACAGACCCTAAAGCAATAGAGCGATTCTATGAACAGTACAAAGACATAACCCTAGACCTTTTAGTTAACAATGCTGGTGGTGGCTCTAGCCCAACTAACATTATCAATGAAACCATGGATAACTTTAGACGAGCCTACGATATAAACGTGTCTGGTCCTATGTACCTATCTCAACTTTTTGTACCCTGTATGGAAAGGTCAGAATCCCCAACAATTGTCTTTATTACTTCTTTTGGGGGCAAGGTGCCCTATCGTGGCGGTGGAAATTACACAAATGCCAAGCGAGGTGAGCGTGGCTTAATTGACACAATGAGGCTTGAGTTTCCTCAATTTAGGATTAAAATTACAGAAATTTGTCCAGCGACCATTGATACCCAAGAGCAAAAACGAGACTACGCCTTAACTGCAGAGGATTTAGCAGAGGCTATCTACTGGGTAGGGTCGTTACCAAGCCATGTTAATATAAATGAAATTGAAATTTGCCACATCAACAGTAGCAAGTATAACTAGGACCAAATGAAAATAATAAAGCACGCAGAAGGTGTGTACGAAATTGAGGGGTTTTTAGATGAAGAGTTGAGAAGTGCCCTTATATCTGAGGCTCAACGAGATATTGATTGGGATACTACTCATGTAGGAAATATAGTTAAAGCTATGAGTTATGAGTCACATGCTAAAATGAACAATCAGTATAAAACTATTGAAACATTTTTTACTAATATAGAGTCAATAATCTATTCTAGTGATTTACGAAGGCTAAAAGATTCAGAGTTTATGTGGCCGCATGTAGACGGCGGGAACCCCGATGACCCAAGAAAAATAGTTTTTGGTATTGCTATTTATTTAAATGACACCTTTACTGGGGGAGAGCTAATATACCCAGACCTTGGCCTAAGCGTTACTCCAAGGCCAGGGAGCATGGTTATTCACAATGCCAACCTTAAGCATCAAGTATTTCCAGTTTTAGGGGGAGAAAGGTATTCAATAACTACCTTTGTTTTTGGTGATGAATCTACTAAATTTAGCCCTATAATAGAAAAATGAGAGCATATACCCCGGGTGGAAGATTTAGCACAGATTTTGAGCTAAACGAAATTGCCGATGGCATAACCGCCGACTCAACTAACCCTAAGGGTACTACTGGACAATGGTGGGCCTATAACGCTGCGGCTTCTGTCAAAGACCCTATTTATGATGTAGAGCCTCTAGGTGCTGGTCGTGTCTGGACTGGTCCAGTTACTCTTAAGATTATTAGCGCAAAGATAAGCCAAGGAACATCTGCTGTAAATGACCGCGGTTTCTACAACGCCGATTCTTTAAAGATTGTCCTAAACATTGATGACCTGAGGGCAGCTAGCCCAACCCTGTTTAATGCCAGAGGAGAGGTTAAGACCAACCTAGACATAGCCAACAAGTACCGCCTTGTTTGGCAAGACCAGGTCTACAGGCCAGTTCGTACCCAACAGCAGGGTCAGATAGCCGAACGCCATACAATTATTTCGCTAGACTTACTACAGTTAATGCCAGACGAGCTGGTTAATGACGCTCAATTTTTAGCATACGCACAAGCATAGGAGTACTAATGGCAAAGGATGCAAACCCTTGTTGGGATGGCTACGTACAAGTAGGTATGAAAATGAAGGGTGGCAAAAAGGTTCCAAACTGCGTCCCCGCAGGCTCTGGAAAAAAGAAGGTCTCTAAACCAACGAAAGCGAGTAAAAAATAATGTGCAAAGGTTGTGGATGCGGTTGTTCAAAGGCAGGCTGTAACGGCGGCTGCAAGAAGACTGCAAAAAAGACTGCAAAGAAGATGTCTCCAAAGCAGAAGAAGCTTGATGCAGATAAAGACGGCAAACTAGAAGGCTCTGACTTTGCCGCCCTACGAAAGAAGAAGAAGTAATGTGTGCCACCTGCGGCTGTGGAGCCCCAAAGAACAAGCACGGCATGAAAACAATTCAAGCGGCAAACAAGAAGTTTGCTAAGAAATCTGCGCTTTCAAAGGCTAAGAAGTCTTCTATGGTACGAAAGAAGGGTATGTAATGGCGCACGACGACAAAAAGTGGATCTCC